GCATTTTTGACCTTCGTTTGACGGCCATCAAGAACACGATGAGCAGTTGACAATAGTTGACCATATTCCACGACCATCTTATTGACATGAGCATCGCAATGGTAAGTCGCTGATATCTTTGGATCTTTGTCTAAGTAAAATATGTTCATAATATAATTCCATAATGTAATGTTAGCCAACAGTCTCAATAAAAAAGTATTCGACAAACATATAATAACATTCAATAAAATAGTCTACGTCTCTTGCAATTGCATCTGCTATTCCATTCAACCCTCCTATGTGAACATATAAAAAGATTGCTACTAACACATAAAGTAGTCTCATAATTACTTTTTAGGTATATATTTGTATGAGTGTGAATCTCTTACTTGAATAAGTATTCTGACTGAAATTTTGAGTATTGAGCAATTATATCACATCAAATATTATTTGTCAAGGCTTTTTTTGAAATATTCCTCAAATCTGCTCTTGGTCTCAAAATTTATTCTAGGTGTTGCTTTTGAAGATAACCTTCTGGAATGATTGTATTTAATTCTTTGAGATGTCGGCGACTGTCAATCAGTTTTTTGAAACTCTTAATTAAAATGGTGCTTGTTGAAAATTGAAACCACCATGGAAAAATTGCATGTATCATTCCAATCAGACCGGCATAAATCAAAATTGCGCTATTGATGAATGCGAACTTTCCATGCATCCAATATGTCTGTGGATTTTCCGTATCTCGTATATGGTCTGTTAGAAAGCTCATCTTTTTCTCCTTATACTCCGGCAACGTTTTCGTCATCAGCGTCTTTTTCGTCAGGTGTCTTGCGCCCATTGATAATACGGAAAAAATTATTGGCGGCAAAATCTTTTTTTTCTTCTTCTTGTTTTTCTTTCATATCTTTTTTCCCAATCTTTTTCAAAACAACTTCATATAAAAACCTCAATGATTTAGCATACTTACGAACAAACAAAAGTTCACCTTCCTGTTTTGGCATCCACCAATGCAGTTTTTGATATATGTAGAGAAGTTTTGCTTGTAGTAAAAGAAATGTTTTATTTTTCACATTGCAATTTTTGAAATATTCAAAATATACTTATATTTAGTTGGTGAAGGAAATGTATTAATTAAAGTACTAGATATTTCCTTTTCCTTCACCATCGAGCCGGACTGAGCGGCGTAGCCGCTCAACCGAGGCGTAGCCTCGGTTGCCTTTGTTTGAACCTTCTGATCTTTTTGACTTGACTTTTGATTCGAACTGTGTTAGAATGTAGTCTAAATATAAGCTCAATCATCAACACTAATCAAGGAATCTATGAAATTCTTTTTCAACTACAGTGACCATGAAGTTCGATTAAAGAAATACATCAAGGAGGAAGCTGAGACACAAACAATCGTCATTGATCAAAATTTGGGCATATTTAATTTCTCGGAATCAACCATACGAAAACATTGCAAAAATCATCGACTGAAAATTGTAGATGTAGATAATTTTTCAATTTTTCCGATTCAGCATGTAGAAGATACATATCAAGATACAATTGATTCTTTTTGAAAATGATCACTCTCAGAAAAAGGACTTCTTATGGATTTTACAAGAATATCGGAAATAGTTCACAATCAGATTCCTATTGAATGGCACGGAACATTTGAAGATGATGTAATTGAAGAAACTGTTTATTTCGAAAACGGTGCGACTCTCAGTATGAGACTAGAAATCGATGAAAAAAATGAAGAACATAATGATGAAGAAGAAGAGATTGATGATCCTCTTTATGTGATGGTCGGAACTGAAGAAGAACCACAACTCGTTCATCGAGATATATTAGATACATATCTAGAAGTAATGGAGAATAAATGAAAGGAAATGAACTTGGTGAAATGCAAAGAGAATTGGTTGAAATTCGTAAACTTCTTCGACAAATTAATATATCGTCAAAAACTGAAAAAAATGAAGAAGATGATGATTATGAATTTTACGAAGACCAAGCAGAATTAGGTTTCTTTGGCACAAATATTCTAAACGTTGAACCAGAAACGAATTTATTTGAAACGGTTGATAAGGAAGGAGAAGAAATGGAAGATTCGGACAAAGAAGTTGAAGTGACTCTTGAACTGAGCGATGAAGTAATTGTTGGACTTTCACTCCAAGCTCATAAAAGAAACATCACACTCAATGACTTGATTTCTGAAATAATTCAAGAATCTTTGATAGACGAAACAGGAAAGTCATAAATATTTAGAATAAATTTTTTATCTCAAATCTTTAACAAATGATAAACTATGTCTGAAGCCAAAAGTGCGGATGAACTTTATAAATTTGTTTCTGATTACTTTATGAATAATAATAAACATAATTTAACTCGAGAAGAATTTTATCATTGGCTTGCTCAATATGAAACAAAGGACTTACAACGTCTAAGTGAACTCGAAATCAAACTGAATACGGTAGAACAGGAAGTTACCGAAGTAAAGAACCATGCATTTGATGAAGATCAATATCATCGTAAATTTGATTCTTTCTTTTATCGCACAATTCTTCCAAAGGTCGGTGAAATCATTGACCGTGAAAAGGGACGGACTCTTGAAGCACTTGACCGTGTCAAAAATTCGGTGTCTGCTCTTGATCAGAATACAGTAAAGAAATCCAATCTCACAAAATATATCAGTGCTGCAGTTGGAATTATTTTCACTGGTGGTATCGGTTCTACATGGACCGCAGTTTACGACATGCAACAAAAACTAGATCAAGTCCCTGTTCTTGTCCAAAATGTTGAAGAATTACAAGAAGAAAGAAGAAATACCGAAAAACAATTATTTGTAATTGAGGGTGCGGCAACAACTCTAAAAGATCGATTCAATACCTTGGAAGAAAATGAACTCAAACTTCGCTCAACACTTCAACAACTGGAATCTTCAGTTCAGACAAATGCCTATAGTATCACAGACGTTCTCGAAAGGCTTTCCGCATTTGATGATCCAAATGAAAAATTTAATTGACTGGATACAAGCCATTCTTGTTCTTTTAGCTACAGTGATTTTTTTGGTCATTGCATTTGATAATGATGCTTATGGAAAAAATAAAAAAATTGTTTCAGAAATTTCTGCGATTGTAAATCCGGCATTCAAGTATCGATCCATATATGCGAGAGAAGTCCACAATTTGGTGACAGAGAGGTCAGACCGAATTCGAGCACATCACCTCAATTTCAAGGTAGTCTTAGAAGGAAAGGATGCTTCTGCTCTGATCAGTGTCATTCGTAGACTTGAATTGTCGCATGAGGATCGAATTCACGTGAAACGAAGATATGAGAAATATCGTAAGGATCCAAGCTCAGTGATTCTTGCTGAATTTTTATCAGCACACCCAACAATGCTGGAGGCATTTCAGGACATCCTCAGAGATCGAGATGGAATCACATTTTCAATGACAAACAGTAAGTATACATCAATTGCTCGAATCATGGGACTTCGTGTAATTCCTATAAGAACTCTTCATAATAATGTTTGGCCGATGTATGAAACGCAAATGCATCGTCCAGGACCTCTTCGGTGAAGAACTTTATGTTTGATAAATACATGAAAGTATTTTTACAAAATACCATTACAAAAAATAATAGTTAAAGAAAAAAATGAAAACATATAAGGAATTTATACTTCAGATTGCCGAAGCAAGCAAGGCAAAAGAAGAAAAGCTTCCAAAAGAAGAAAGTTCTAATGAGGAAGAAGTCAATGAGGATCTCGGAGATGGTGTTGCTCGAATGAGTTCGACTTTTCAACCAAAAACAAAAGATGCAATTGCAAGAAAACGAACCGGGATGCCTGCAAATGCAAGAAATTCGGAAGATGAAAACGAAGACCAACTCTCTGCAAAAAATGATAACATTCGAAGAATTCGTTCGGCTAGTAGTCGAATGGAAGCAGTTGTAAATCATAATGAAAAAGAAAAGGAATTGAAGGGAGATTATGATCGAAGTCCTGGTAGTCCATTTGACCAGGGAGAAGCTGATTTTTATTATGGCCGTGGACCAGAACCTCACTTCTATAAAGGAGGAAAGCGAACCGGACAAAAAGTTATGAAAAACAATATGTCAGCAGAAGAAATAAAAGCATATCAAGCAGGATATGCTTATGGTGAATATATGGGTGATAAGAAAGACCCACGCTAATTCGAATGAAAACTTTTTTTCAATTTCTTGGTGAGAGGTCACTCTCAAAAAAAGAAAAAATTTCAAAAAAATCTTATGTAAAGAAACTCGAAAAACATAAGAAAGATTTTGAAGAACGTTATGGTGATGGCGCAATGTCAGTCATTCATGGTCTCGCCACAAATTATGCAAAAAAGAAAATCAGTGAAGATGTCGAGATTCGGATGGACCGCCTTAACTATGAATCTCGTCCAATCTTTTCCGGAACAGAAAGACTTCCTACAACACTTCACAAACAAAATTGGATTCGTGAGAATCTTCCCAATGTGAATTCGGAAGAACTCTGGATTAGCGACAAGGCAAATGGTGGAATTGGTTGGCGACAACCAGATCTAAATAATACAACACAAGATATTCTTTCACGTTATCAAAAAGAATTGGAAAAATCTTCATGAAGATTTTAGTCATCATCGGCTATCACAAAAAAGACAGTTTCTGTCATTCTGGAATTGTCGAGGAAATCAAAAAAGTTGCCGATCATCGAGGAAAAGTTTGTCAGGTAATTGACCTATATGAGGATGAGTTTCATGCTGCATTTCAAGCAGAAAAAAACAAAGAACTCATCAAGTATTATCAAGAAAAAATTCGAGAAGCAACTCACATCGTTTTTGTAAGTCCTGTTTGGTGGTTTCGTTGCACATCAATGCTTGAAGGATTTTTCGATCAAATATTTGTTCCTGGGTTTGCTTACAACTTTCGTCAAGTCACCAAGACCTATGGCATACCAAAACCAAATTTGTCAAATAAAAAAGTTTTTGCTTATTTGACACATGGTGCACCCGCTCTACCGGTTCATACAATCTATTTGAATTCTGTAAAATGGAGATTGAAATTAGGAGTTTTTAGTTTTGTCTTTGGCTGGTTCTCTCCTACAATTCGTCAGTTTTTCTCTGTTCCGTTTTGCTCAGACAAAAAAAGAAAAAAATACCTCAAGAGAGTTTACAAAGACATTGACCGTGAGATTGACAAGTGGAATGAAAATGATTGGTTTTCTTAAAAAAAGTTCTTGACTTTTCTATCTGGTCTGTTATGATCTGATCATTGATTGAAATAATTATTCAAGTGAGGTTTGATATGACAGTAGCGAAAACAATTCTCGGTCAGCTGGGAGGAAGCCGTTTTGTCGTAATGACTGGCTCAAGAAGTTTTGTCGGTGGAAAAAATTATCTTCAATTTCGCATCGGTAAAAACAAAACATCATGTAACACTGTGACAATCACGCTAAATAGTCTTGACCTTTATGATGTTCGATTTAGTCGCACAGCAAAGAGCAGAGGTCATTTATCAAATAAAACACAAAAAGAATACGAAAACATTTATGCTGAGTGTCTACCCTCTGTTTTCACTGAGTATACGGGATTGTATACCTTTTTGTAAATCACACAAACATTACACAAAAAGGAAAACATGTTAGGAAAAGTTCCAAGCGTTGTATTTAGAACTCGAGTTCGTGATGAATCTGTAGGTGGAGAAAATCCTTATCGCTGGCAGGATGTCACCTCAAGTGAATATTTTAGTGGTAAGAAAGTAGTTCTTTTCTCTTTGCCTGGTGCATTCACACCAACCTGCTCAACACTTCAATTACCTACATTTGAAAAAATGTATGATGAATTCAAAGCACAGGGAATTGATGAAATTTATTGTCTATCTGTCAATGACAGTTATGTGATGAATAAATGGGCACAAGATCAAGGGTTGAAGAATGTCAAGGTTATTCCCGATGGAAGTGGTGAATTCACTCGTAAAATGGGAATGCTCGTCGAAAAACATCCAGAAGGATTTGGTATGCGTTCTTGGCGTTATGCCGTGATTATCAATGATGAAAATATTGAAGAGTGGTTTGTCGAGCCAGGATTTTCTGACAACTGTCCTACAGATCCATATGGAGAAACAAAACCAGAAAATATTTTGAATGCTCTCAAAGGAGAAACTTCAGGAGAAAAAGTGTATAAATCTTTGGATGAGGTTTATGCCAGCAAAGGATAAACATGAAAATAGGAATCATTGGTGCTCGTTCTCGTAATGAAGATTGTGACAAAGCCAAGATTCGTTCTGTTCTGCTCAATATTCTTCAGCGAAATATAATTACAACAATTGTTTCGGGAGGAGCAACAAGGGGAGGAGACCGTTTCGCTGAAGAACTCGCAGCAGAGTTTGAATTACCAACACAAATTTTTTACCCAAAAATTTTCACTACTCCAGGCTACTTAGCCCGCAATGTTCTAATTGCGAAACATTCAGACATTCTAATTGCTTGTGTAGACAATAACTTTGGCCGTCTTGATAAAATTATGAAATCAAAAACAGGTGGTACAAACTTTACCATCAAAGAGTTTTTGAAACATCATTCTGAAAAACAATTATACCTGGTGTAAATTATGTTTGTCTTTCAATCACATCGAAATCATCAATTCTTATTCTATGATTTCATTGAGAAACTAAATGATGAAAAAAAAGTCTCACCTCAGTGGTATCGAATGTTGACTGAGGTCAATGATTTTTTGATCAAAGTTATAAATGCAGTTCAACAAAAACTCTTTGAACATAAAATTATTTACATTTCGAGAAAAGATTTATGGTCATTGGACTACACATTGTCTCATGTGATACTTGCTAGTCTGATTTCTTTTAAGGAAAAAAATACAATTTCAATTCCTTTTGTTGACTGTGAAGATGTTCCAGAAGATATGAGTTATAAAGCACATGATGTAGAATTTCATGAAGTATCGAATGATTTGCTTGAAGAACGTTGGCAATATGTTCTAGATCAAATGATCGAAGCTTTTATAATTATCTCAGAAGATTCTTTCAATTATGCAGACGATGAAGAGATTGTCAATCAAGGACTGAAAATGTTTGGTAAATACTATCGCAACTTATGGATCTAGTATTTTTCATAGATTGTCCTAGTATTTTGTCAAGTAATTGAAATGAAATATACAAAATTTACGGACGAAGAACTACAAATAATCGCTGATGATGTTCGTTGGCGTCGAAGTCTTCGAACTCCAAAAAGCTCCTTGCGTTTTCTCTTTACTTACAAAATAATTTTTTATTGGTCGGATTTGCTCAATGACAAGATACACCAAAGAATCAATTCGAAAGATGCATGAACATGATGAAATGATGAAAAGAAAACGTTGCCCCTTATATTATAAATTTAAAGACATGACAATCAAAGAAATTCGTGAAAGACTGGGTTTGAAAAATTTTTCACAAGAGGAGGACCGAATCGATAATAAATAATACCGTATACTCAAATTAGGAGGATTCAATGGCATTCGTTCAATCAAATTTCGATCAACAATTTCAACCATCTTCGGGGGGCGAACAAGGCCTTGTTTCGTTCATGAACAACATGTACAAGCACACCGCAGGTGGTCTTGGTGTTAGCGGAATTGTTGCCTACCTTGTTTATTCCACCGGACTTTTCACTGTTCTGCTTTCAGGCATCACATCCTGGATTGTCTTTCTTGCTCCACTCGGCATGATCCTTTGGTACAGTTTCAAAGGACAAGACTGGCCACTCTCAACGCTCACCGCCTTTTATTATTCATTCACAGGAGTCTTAGGACTGTCACTGAGCAGTGTTTTTGCAATCTATAGTGCCACCAGTATTGTTGAGGCATTTTTGACAACAACCTTGCTTTTTGGTGCAATGGCTACCTATGGCACAATTACCAAAAGAGACTTGTCCGGTTTAGGTTCACTGCTTTTCTTTGGACTGATTGGTGTGATCATTGCAAGTTTGATTAATATGTTTTTCATGAGTTCTTTATTTTCATTGATTATTAGCATTGTCGGAATTATTGTTTTTCTTGGTCTCACCGCTTATGATGTTCAAACAGCAAAACAAATCTATGCAGAAACTGGTGGTGATGAAAGATATGGAATCAAATTTGCAATTAGTTTATATCTCAATTTTATCAATCTTTTTCAATTGATTCTGAGTTTGACTGGATATTCATCAACAAATAACGATTAGGAAAATTCTATGTCATATTCAAAAGAAGTACTTGATCATTATAATAATCCTCGTAATGTCGGTTCTCTCGATAAAAATAAAGATAACGTAGGCACAGGTCTTGTAGGAGCACCTGAATGTTTTAGTGGTGATACTTTGATTCACACACCAATTCAACAGTATATCTCACTGAAAGATGCTTATGAATTAGGAAGAGGAATCAATGTATGGTCTTATAATATTCCTGAACAACGATATCAGTTCAAAACAGCCAAAGTAGTTTATTCTGGTAAAAAAGAACTATATACGTATGAAGTAGAAGGTCGTCAACTTAGTGTGACAAATGACCACGAATTTCTCACACTCGAACATGGTTATCGTCCTATTAATCAAATTGGTATAAATGATTTTATTCGTGGTGTTCGTGCTGAAATAGGTACCGATTATCAGGACTTATTTGAATCTGCACACAAACTAATCATGCTTCGTGAAGATATTGATCCTGTAACGGAAGATTGTTATACGCTACAAGTCGAAGAAACAAATAATTATATTGTAATCACACATTTTGACCATGAATATTATTCAGGTATTGTTGCAAAAAATTGTGGCGATGTGATGAAACTTCAAATTGAAGTTGATGAAAATGAAAAGATAGTAGATGCTAAGTTTTTGACATTTGGGTGTGGATCTGCCTTGGCATCAAGTTCACTTGCAACTGAATGGGTTAAAGATATGACTGTTGATGAGGCATTATCTATTCGAAATACTGATATTGTCGACGAATTATCCCTTCCGCCAGTTAAGATCCACTGCAGCGTCCTTGCCGAAGACGCAATTAAAGCAGCAATTGCCGATTATCGAAAAAAGAAACAATTAAAGGAAACACAAAATGTTTAGTCATCAAACAAGAGTTTATTGTCCAGATTTTTATTGCAAAATAAGAAAGTTTCGAATAGGAGATGAGGCTGTTGTAATGAAAAATGGTCAAATGAAAATTGCTCAAGTGATTGAAAGACCAAAGGCTTTCTATATCAAAGAAGATTTACTTTGTCTACAATTTGAAAATACAGAAAAGCCAATCTACTGCTCAAGCGATACTGTCTTTTATTATTTTGATACAAATCAAGCAGTTGCTGCTGAACATTTAGAAATCAGTCGATTGCTGAAAGGTCTCAACTTTTCACCATGCCGCTTGATTCGTAAAGAAAGAATTGAAAATCAAGATATACTTGATAAACTTCGCATGAAAGATGACCAAGCACCTTTGTATAGTTTACGATTTGATGATGATGTTGATTACTATTTTGTGAATGGTCTAATGGTCAAATCATCCGAAAGAAAAGCTAATGAAGAAATGACATTCGACTCTGACCAACAATATGTAAATGCGATGGAGAATCGGTGACAAAAGCTAAACTTCAATTTCTTAAAAGATTGATTATGAATGATACTGATTTTCATATCATTTATCAATCTTTAAAAGCAACAGAATCTTCTTGGATATTTGACCAGAAAAAAGATCAAGTTCCAACAGTTGGTGACTTACAACATACAGCAAAACAACTGCTTGATTCTGTGATTGAAAAAGCAGAGGTTCTAGGACCTTCTGCTTATTATATTAAGGGTAGTGGAGGATTTGTTGTCTCATACTATGGCGATCATTTTCCTGCGAAAGAATTAGCTGGAAATTTATCTCTCACTTTTAATATTTCAAATGTTTCTTTATCCTATCGTGATGTGGCAGGAGAACATCATACAGAAAAACGAAAAACAATTGAAGATGATGTGTTTGAACTTAAAGATGATGTAAAAAAGATGTATGCTATTTTACAAGAACTTAAAAGAAATCAACCATATCATATTCAAAGTTTAGCAGACTAAGGAGAAATATGACAGTTTATCTTGTAATGTGGAAATCAACAAAATCAAATGGTGTTTCAGCAGTTTTTAATTCACAGGCGGCGGCTGATAGAGCATGTGAAATGTTTCGTGAAAGCCGTGAAGATTCTTCTACGGCATTTCATGTAGCGCCATTTCTTGTTCAATCAGAAGAGTTTTTAGATGATACAAGTAACTAAAGATGCTGCTGATGCTTTATTGGCATCCTACATGGCAGAAAATTTAGAACCAAAAGAAACAGTTCTTCGTGTTGGTGCGAACTCAGGAGGTTGTTCTGGTTGGTGTTGGGAACTCGAAACAAATTCAAAAGGTCAAATCGGAGAAGAAGATGTGACCTTTGAAACAAATGAAATTCTTGTTGCCGTCAACAAAGAACTTTATGAAACTGTGATTGGTCCCGTGAAGATTGATTATAGTCAGAAGAATCTTGTTGAGCAGGGTTTTGTATTCATTCGTGAAAGCGGTCAACAATGTGGTTGCGGAGAAAGTTTCACACCTTACCAGTGAGGTCTTATGAAAAAAATTTTTATATTATGTTTGTATCTTTTCGTATCTTTTACAATCTATGCTTGGGAAGACGAAATCGTATTTGAAAAAAATGGGAATGTTTATGCGGTAGGAATCTCTCGCTGGTTTGAAAGATTAGACCGCTCAGTGTATGATGCTTATCTGATGGCTTTGAAAAACTATAACATGTTTCATAACATTGATGTTTCCACTGAATACTTGGAAGAACTTCAAAATGGAAAACATTTATCTTCAACGGAAAAACTTTCTGCTTCTTCAAGAAATCAACTAAACACTGCAAAAATTGTTCGAAGAAAAACAAAAAAAGACATTGCTTCGGGAATGTTTCAAACAAGAATCCTTCTTCAACTAAAAGGACCAGAAGAAAAATCTGGTTATCAACCACTCAGTCTTTATATTCATCTTCATTATTCATTGGATCGGTGTCTGTTCACTGAGAATACAATTGAAACAGACTATGGAGATTTGAATTCAGGATCTCATTTATTACGAATGAAAGGGCATGAAGTGAATTCAGGAGCAGAATATATTGGAGAAATTCCCTTCAATTTATTTCTTGAAGAGTGTGAATATAAGATTCTGATTGCGGACAATCAACAATACGGTCCATATCAGACGGACCGTTTTCGCCCAGATGGTCTTCACGGAGACCAGCTTCCCAGTGGCTTAGGACGCCCAAGAGAAATTTTTTAAAAAAGCCTTGACTTTTTGAACCAATCTGATATGATCTGATCGTTAAGTGATTGATGACTAACCTCAACGAGAGATGACCATGACAAGAGCAGAGTACGAAGCAAAATTTTTCTCACGATGTGTACCAAAAGCAAAAAGTTCAACTAAAGGCAGCAAGCAGTTCGATGCGGACCTTCGCACAAAGCAAGTTCAGTTCTTAGAGTCAGGTGGTAGTGCGAACACGGAGAATTTCATACCATCCTCTTCAGCACTCAAGGTTCGTCGAATTGAAACAATCAACGGTAAAAAATTCAAAGTAATCTCATGACAGAAAAAGTAAATCACCCAATACATTACAACCACCACCCTTCGGGGGTGGAGGCGATTGATATCATTGAGCATATGATATTTAATTTAGGTAATGCCTTTAAATATATCTTTCGTTTCAATCTTAAAGGCGGCCTTGAAGATATTGACAAAGCAATTTGGTATCTTGAAAGACAAACGAAGAATCCAAACACACTTCACTTTGAGATGCCCGATGCTGTTTATCTCAAAATTCAAAAGTTTTTGGAAAAAGAAGACGATCCTGATTTGAAAATTGTATATAATAATATTATTCAATATCAATTTTATGGTGAACATCCAAAAGTATTATGGGAATCAATTGAAATTTTACACCGTCTTGAACAGAGGTATAAATGAAACTTCTTTTTTGTTTTGCACTTATTATATTGCTTGCGTCTTGTAGTAGTAAAAATTATCGACTTTGTGATTTGGAGCATTATGAAAAGGCTTGGTCTACTGCTGATTTGGTTCGTTGTAAGTAGTTGTAGTTATTCAGAAAGTTTTATCATGGGTCAATGTGAAACCCGTGGTGTTGAAAGTGAATGGTGTAAAAAGCATCGTAAAGAATTTATTCAACAATACACGAAAAAATTGCCAGACTATGAGTGTGATCCTGGTATTCCACCTCGTTCGAAGGATTTTGTTCATGTCAAAATGGTCAATGATGCTGTTGAGCAAAAATCTGTTCTCACAACTTGGTCTATATGGGCAGGTCATGGAAAAGTATGTCATAATATAAGTACATTAGATTTAGAATATAGAGTGATTGACAAATATAAAACAGATCTTTTTACATCACCTACCGTTTTTATCGACCGTAGTATGGAAAAAGAAACAATTGACAATATCATACGTCACTATCAAATACATGAAGGAAAGTATGGTAGAAAATTGCCCTTGGGTATTGAAAATAAATCTGAATTCTATGCGAATAAAGTTCTGAAAAAAAATTATAAAAAGAAATCTCATTGGTCTTCAAATAAAAAGGTTACAGTTCCTTTTCAGTTTACAGAAGAAATAGCACAACGAATACATAATGGTGAGATTATTATTCAAGGTAATGGGTATATCAAGAACCCAAATTATGAATCAATCAAGAATCGTAAACCAACACCTTTTGATAAAGTACCTTTAGCAAAGCCAATGTCTTCAGCTAAAAAATTAGAGTATGTGAAAAATAGTGAATTTATGAGTTTTCGTAGTTGTAAATGTTCTGCTGTTGAAAGACTTGAATTATGTATTCGTAAATATAAACAGCATCTTGAAACACCAATTACTTGGCGTTATGCTTCACCAAGATATGGAGGATGTCAACAATGGGAATAAAATATGTCATATGAAGTAATCGAAGAAGACGATAGTTTTTTAGAAAATTCTGATTTCTCTCAAATCTATGAACAATTATTTTCAAATGTTATACAACAATGTAATTTTCGTTCGTGGTATGAAATCTTAAGAATTTTAAATAAAAATGATAGCACAACACCTTCAGCAAAAAATCTTCAAACAAGAACTTATAATTTGTTGAAAAAGTGTTTGAATAATATGCTTGAAAATCATACTGAAAATTGTTCTGTATCACAAGAACATATTCATGTAGAAATTTATGGTTTGAATTATCCTGATCCAGAAAGACAAGGTGAAATTAGTGTTTCATTTTGTATAGAAGAATTTATGGCAAAACTTTCTGATGTTTTCGTTTTTAACGAAGCGCCAGAAGAACTTCATCTTTCTCATGATGAACGAATTGCTTCTCTTGAGAATCGTGTAAGAACTTTGGAGAAAAAGATTGGTTTATAGGGGGGAACTATGTCACCAGCAAATTTTCGAAGATGGCGAAGAATTTTAGTTTGGAGCATTCTTGTTGGCTCAACAATTTTTTTACTTGACTTTCTTTACTTGGCAAACATGTAGCCGCTTCATCAGGAAAGAGTGATACTTGATGGCATACCACACACCATACAAAATGTCCTTGGCACTTTTCATGGTTCTGTAAGTTGTGACTATGAGGTATAAATCACTCAACTCTCAACTGGCACTCTGCGGAGTGCCCTACTCTTTTAAATTATGGTCACACAAATTGAATTTCGTAAATGTTCCTATGAGCAGTTCTGTTCAGAACTTGCTATTCTCGATATCGGTGATAAAACTGGAACATTTCAAGTCAAACAACATCTAAAGCCATTTCTACTTCGTGTCTGTCGAAATCCAAATGACTTGCGACTTGACCTATATGAAGACTATACGAAAAAGCTTTATGAAATTTTAGTTACAAATGCGGTAGAATCGTTTGATTATTTTATTGACAAATACATTTCACTCAATAAACCTCTTGAAAAATATTTGTATCTACCAAAGAAATCATCTCTTGAAGGAAAAGTTTTTAATGGACAAAAGAATGCTTGGCTAGGTCGTTTCTCAAAGAATCTGAATCATCAAGAATTCTTTAGCACTAAGAAATATTCAGACAAAGATAGTGAGTATACCTATGGTTTACTTCGTGTGATGTATGAGAAGTTTCACATAAGAAACTCCATGGCTTGTCCAGCTTTCTTTGATTCAATTCTCAAGGCTCAAAACTATGGTGCTTTTTGGAAAGCATTCATGTTAGGTTGTAATAAACCTTCAATCTTTAATCCTCACACATACTATTCAATTCTCTCTGAATGTTTTTCAGGTGAAGTTTTATTTGCTCCTGTGATGGGTTGGAATTCTTATCAGATTGGTTTTCAAAACAGTTCTTTTAAACATATGATCACAACAGATGTGATTCCTTCTGTTGTTGATAACTCAAGATTAGTCACAAGATTATATGATCAGAATCCTTTTATTGAAGCAAAACAAGTAGATGCTTTTCTTTCACCAAGTGAGAAGTTAGGTATTGGTTTTATTCATGAATATCAGAACATGGTAGATGCTGTTCTGTTCTCACCACCTTATTATAATCTTGAAGTCTATGAATCAGGAGAACAATCTTATAAAAACTATCCAAGTTACAGTGAGTGGCTTGATTGCTATTGGAGGGTAACTCTTCAGACTTGTGCTGAAGTGATGAAAAGAAAAGCCAAAATCGGCTTTGTGATTTCAAACTATCGGGGTAATGATTCTTTCTGTGCTGATATGACAGAGATCGCAAACTCAATCTTTGTTCAAAAAGATGTTTATTCTGTCAAGTGGGCTGCTCAAAGAGGCAGTCGAGCACCTAAGAAACAAGCACAAGGCAATCTTGAAAATCTTTATATCTACTCCAAAATATAACTCTAAATACAGGATAACATGAAAGAGATCGACATTATTATAAGTATTACAGGCTTCGTTTTATACTCTTGTGTATTCTCATTAGCGATAGCCAGTAGCATGTATTGACCCAGTGAATAATCATTAACACACTTACTGTAGGGTCAATCAGTGAGTGTATAAAATCTTGAAAGGAAATAATGAAAAAATTCCTCTTCCTCTTCTCTCTTATCTTTTCTCTCTTTATTTCAATTGCTTACGCTGATAAACCAAAAGCCGCATTCGTCTATGTAGGGCCTGTAGGGGACGGTGGTTGGACCTACGCCCACGATCTAGGACGTCAAGAACTTGAAGCCGCTGGCTACGAAACAACTTATGTTGAATCTGTTCCTGAGACTGATTCGCAGAGAGTTCTTCGTAATTTAGCAAGGCGTGGTTATGATGTAATCTTTACAACTAGCTTTGGGTTTATGGATCCAACTCTTGAAGTTGCGAAACAATTTCCCGACACAATCTTTTTACATTGTTCTGGATTTAAAACAGCAGACAATATGGGCAACTATTTTGCAAGAATGTATCAAGCAAAATATCTTGCCGGTATGGTTGCTGGTATGACAACAAAAACAGATAACATTGGTATCATTGGTTCACACCCAATTCCTGAGATTGTTCGGCATATCAATGCGTTCACTCTTGGTGCCCGATCAGTGAATCCTGATGCAGAAGTCAATGTTCTTTGGGTCAATTCTTGGTTTGATCCTTCAAAAGAAGGCGCTGCGGCAAACACATTGATGGACAATGGAGCAGATGTTGTTCATATCACAACCGATTCAGCCGCCGCAACACAAGCTGCAGATAAACGAGGAAAATTTGCGATTGGTAACGATTCTGATATGACTCTTTATGGGCCCAAGGCTCACTTGACCGCACCTATTTTCAACTGGGGACGATACTATGTCGATGTAATGAAACGAATTGAAGATGGTTCATGGACTTCTTCAAGCGAATGGTGGGGCATTGAGACTGGTATCATTGACTTATCAAAATTTGGACCAATGGTTCATACAAAAATAAAAGATATTGTAAATAAGAAGAAGCAAGATATTATGTCAGGACGATTTGTTGTATTCGAAGGACCTATTTACAATCGTGATGGTGACCTCGCTATTCAAGATGGAATTGTTCCAACTGATTCAGAACTTCTTTCAATGAATTATTTCGTTGAGGGTGTAAACGGAAATCTATAATTAACAGAGGCCAATGAGAAATGAAGGAATGATGTTATTTTTTATTTTAGCAATACTAATTGTTTTTCTCATTGGTTTTCCAATATTAGAAGACCTTGTAATGCCAGAGGAGATCGGGTAATGACGCAATATACAAGAACAATTGTTTCAAATCAAAATTATGTGGTATCGAATGCACAAGATTTACTTCGTGATGAATTGAAATATCTTGAAAGTTTACCAGAAGAACAAATGTGTGATGAACTAATTGATGAATTTCTTGGAAGTAAACGAATCAAACATGTGCCGATGTTTGTCGAAACACTTAAGAATTTCCTTACAAAGGGCTCTGCTTCATTGACTCGATCAAATATCAAAAAATATCCACATTTACATATTGTGTCCGATATGAAAGGTGAATTGATTGCTTATGTTTATAATCGTGGTAAAGCACGAAACACAATTCACAAATCACCAACTGATGTTTTCTTTGATTACTTTGATAATCGTTAGAGGAGAAAAATGAATATCAAATTATTTTATACTAAAAAACTTACAGAATACTGGGCCTTTGAAATTGAGCTACTTCGCTGGTTTGGCACAAAGGGTTGGTTTCCAATCTATGAAAATAATTTGTCCGCAAAGATTCGTGGCTCTCATTGCGGGTTTTATTGGACTTTCAATCTATTGGGTCTTAAAATTATTGAATTCAATATTTACGACACAAGACATGATGAAAATGAATACGAAACGAGTGATATCAAAAAAGAAAAATAAGGTTATATGGAAATTGGAATGATGTTTGGTGTTGGGTTTGCGCTGGGAATTATTGTTGGCCTTCACATTTCAAGAATGTGTTGGCCTGAATATGATGAATCTGTATGGGATCGAAAAAGACGTGAAAAAGAAATAATTGATGATGCTCTTGAAAAGGAAAGAACGAGACTTCAGGAACCCCAATCAAGATAGTTGAATTCATTGATTTCATATTGAATATCTTTTCTCACTCGTCCTAACATTTTTTCTCTCTTCTTTTCACTACAGAATGGAACTGAAAAGAATTGTCGTATGGTAGGACGAAACCATCCAAAGCAAAAGCTGAACACACCTAACTGTAATCTCCACTTCACTGAATTCAAATAGATTGTATGAACTGGCAATGCGGGAGCGCCGTGTGTCAAATAAGTATACACAATCTTATTCTTTAACAAAGGCATGGGTAAACCATATGTCTTTGTGATTTGCTTAAACTTATAAGCAAAACCTGGCACAAAAATCTGATCAAAGAATCCTTCCAACATTGAAGTACAACGAAACCACCAAACAGGTGACACAAAGATCAAATGTGTTGCTTCTGTGATCTTCTCTTTATATTTTTGAATCAATTCACTATTTTTTTCTGCTTGAAATGCCGCATGAAATTCATCTTCATAAAGATCGATAATTTCAAATTCTTTACGAACAGATGAAAGTTCTTCAACTAAAGTCTTAACAATTCCTTGGTGATTAAAGCTATCTTTTTTATGATAGCCTATGATGATCAGAACTTTCATGAGAACACTTCGAATGTGGTGACTGTTCCGCCATTGATATTGAATTCAGCAGTTCCTGTGAAATTATGAAGTCTCAAGTCAAATGAGGTTGAATCTGCTGTGATCGAATCACTGAGACAGGCAAAGGGTATGTGAATGTTTTGGCTATCAGCGGCTCCGTATCCAACCGAGCCGTCGACAAGTAATGTTGTCATATCATCTCCATCAATGGATAATTGTGCTGAATCTGTTGTGTCTGCGCTAATTCTTTCAAGATTGACTGAGCCAGTCAGATAAACTTTCGAGCCCTGGTGAAGCCCTGTGAGATCCAGAGAAATCAGAATTGTGTTTTCGGTCAATCCAGGACCGTAGCCAATTTGCGAAAAATTGAGCAATTTCATATGACCGGTGGGGAAGTTCACGCTTGATGATAAAGTGCCGCTGGTGACGCTTCCAGACGCATCCACGATGAAATTATTTGCTGTGATTGAGTTCCCCGTTCCCGTCTGTTCAATTCTCACACCGCTATTTGCATTTGAAAAACGAAACAATGCTTCTGTTTCGTTTAACAGAATTTGATTGTTTGAATCAAAATGTTCAGCATTCAAAAGCTGATAGATTCCTGAACGATTTGAAATACGATTTACATAAATTACACTATTGTTTGGCATTATGTTTACCTAAAGACTTGAATTGAAATGCGAGGATGATTTGTGTATGCCCCTGCAGAGTCAGTTGCACGAATGTTAAAACGGTCTATCCAGAAATCATGGGAACCATTACCATTGAATTGCTGTGTATCTAATTGAGCGTAGCCACTGCTTGTGCCCCCGCCTGTTCCTGTGATAGTTGGTGAATAATTAATGTCAGGCATTGGTGTCTTGAAGTGAACAGAGTATTTCCCAGTTTCATGTCGGATCACTTTGCTGATATTGCCAGAGCCAAGTATTCGGCAATGCGACTCGCCATTGACAGTGGTGACATCGGTTCCATCAAAGGTACAGAAAGCACGGCAGGCATATGAAGGTAGTTCTGAGTTGTCAGCATTAGTAGCGGCTCCTCTCGATGCATCCGTGTCGAGTTCACTGTAAGCAGTTCCTTGAGATGCATTCGTTGTGCCATTTGAAATTGTCACATTCGCACCTTGATTCATTATGTAACCAGTAAATAAACCGTATGTGCCACCATCAGCATCCGTGCCACCGTGTCCATACATTCTTATTCTAATGGTGTCGCCTTCTTCTAAGGAAATAATCAAATGACCTGACATTCCTTCCCATCCAGCATCATGATGTCCGTAGACTCTTCCATAACCTATGGGTGAATTATTTTTGTGCCAATCCCAATACAACTGAGCGCTCGAACCTGTTCGAAAATTATCAAAGAAGTCAAAACGATAAAGACCTTGTTTTGGTGCTGTGAAAACTCCTGTGCTCGAGTCGAAAGAATTACCCGATTGTTCTCTTAGAATCCACAAATCTAAGTATTGGTCATTATACCAAATTACAGATGGACGACTAACCGAAGCAACAAAATATGTTTCAGGTGGTCCTGTTTGACGATCAACAATGTTTTGAATATTATTCGATTCGTCAATTTCCATGACAGTGATTGAAGAAACGCCTCTACCATCAAACGTGTTGGTGTCTCTGTCTGGTGGAGTTCTGTTGATGAATAAACCTCCATCTTGCTCATTGTCTTTTCTGCCACGGCCTAATAGTTTGTAGGTTACTTCTGACGTTGTATTCGGAGAATCTAAAAAAATTGCAGAACTTCTTTCTGACTCACCATGAGGACTTGGTTCACGACCAACAATAATTGTTGACCTTGGTCTATTACCTGCAGCATCTGCTTGATAGATGTAGGTTCCATTACGAGCCAATTGTATTTCTCCGCAATAGAAATCTGCAGCATTCATGGTATCAATCATCACTAAGATCTTACTTGTTGCAGACTTAGGTGTAATTGATACGTCAAGACCAGGAATATCCACAAAATCATTACTTCTTGTCATCCAAGAATCTGTTTTAACAGACTGCTTTACTTGCAAGATACAACCACCTCCTCCTATTCCTCCTTCTCCAGCGGCTACATTTCCATTTGTCCATTTGTTATTCTCAGCATCCCAAATCAATGCTTGACCGTTTGTGACTGAATCAAGAGCGATATTACCAATATCATCTAGTTGACCAATGAATGTTCCTGTTGAACCAGAGGCTTCATGAAGTTCTTCTGGAGTTAGGTCCTCTGTGACCCATGAGTTGTTCACATATTTTGCTTTTTTTGATGAGTCATCAAATGCTGGTGGAGGAAATTCCGTAGCATCTGCTGGCATCAAATATTCACCAGGACGAGCAGGATTTGGTTGTGCCCAAGTGACCTTACCAGTTTTCGTTGAATAAACTTTCTTCATCGCCATTTTTTATAACTCCTAATATTTTATACAATAAAAAGCTGCAGCATCACCAGGACCAGCAATTGTTAGGTCACGAAAATCTGGTATGTTAAAATTGTTTGCTCCTGTTCCACCCCATGTTGTACCGATTGTATCGTATAGTTCAGTAAACATCGTATCAGCTACACTATCGAGAGGAGAGCCGTCACAAAAAAGCCAGCCAGTTGGCAAGTCACCCATTGCAAATGTAGCAATGAAACCTACAGGTATTGGTGTTCCACTTCCAACAGCAAGTGTTTTACCATCAGAATGTGCGTAATCAATGATTTCTTGAGGGAGTGCCGCTAAGGAAGCACTCATGATAAGTTGCGCCATGGTTTCTTATGAATAGGTTATAAATTTATATACCTTATTTATCTAAGACCTTTTTATACTGAAGAAAAGAATTTAGATGAACTGAAGCAGAAATATTAACTCTTTCTACATTTTTATATTTTGAATCATAACGAATAGGATTCACGGCATGATTGAGAAAAGATGGAAAGATAATCAATAAACCTGAACACGGACGAACAAACATTCGATCTTGACTTGAAAAATTATAATATGAAAGTTGAGGAAATGGTGAATATACAATAAGTTCACCACCTAAGTTTAATTTTGGATCAGGTGCCTTATGATAATAAACACCATTCACCAAATAATCAGGATGTTGATGGGCAATCAAACCAGATTCATTTGAATTTTGTTTCACAATCCATGAATCTAATTCTAAATCTTCTTCAGGATTAATTCTTTCCCTATCATGTTCATATAAACAATGACGATGTATGTAATCTTTAAATTCATTTTGAAAAATCCAAGGAAGTAACGAGAAAGAATCATTCTTAAAGATTTTATAGTTGTAAGGTATTTTGTCTTCGGTTGCATTTTCCATGTCAACACCAAATTTTGAGCCATTTCCAATGTTACCTTGTGTTTGTAGAAAAACAGTTTTTTTCATAAACTGATTGATTTCTTTTCCAATTTCATCTTTGTTTGGTAATTCTTTCACAATTATAGGAACTTTAAACAATTCAACTGTAGACATAATTTTTCTTTGGAAAAATGTTCATAAAAATAGCTTGAGCATATCTTGTTTCATTACAAAATTGTTTTGTAGGTGTTCTTTGTCCATGTATAAATTGATCACCAGGAAATAGTATCGCACGATTTTCTTTTCCTTGAATTGTCAAATCAATGTTCAACAATTCTTTTGGACAATAAGTTGTGCCATATGTACTGTTAAATTTTTCAATCGGTTTTTTTGGAGAATAAAAAGAAAAGCCCTCACCTTCCTCATAATGTTCATTGAGAAAAATCAACAAAGCAACCATACCAATCGCATCAACAGGTGGATCTAAATGAGCAAAACAATAAGAGTTTTCATCATAAAGCGGACCTTTTTGAAAAACATTGACCAAGATATCACCAACAGTCAGAGCTTGAAGATTTTGGTTTTCTAAATCAAGAAGTTCTGTAACATGTGTATTCAATTGGTCACGATATGGAGGAATAGTTCCTCGCATTCCCACAACATGTGATTTTCTACCTAAGAAAAAATGTTCTTTTGTTTCTTCAAATGTTTCGGGTAAACCGACCTGACAGACAGGAAGTTTATTCACTTCATGACGAACAGCAGAAATATCGGAATAAAAGGAATCGATTAGATAGATTGTTTTTGAAGAAAGTTTTTGTGTTGAGATTTCCCAACGATTACTACATTCAAAAACCTTCGGGGAAAAGATTTGTAGGGGTTGGTTCTTTTGGCCAGTGTTCATATTTTTTCAAACGAAATTCATTGTCAATTGTTGGCATTGGAATTTCACCACGGTCAATACGACCAGGCAATTCTCTCAATTCTTTACGATATTGTTTCCATTCTTCTACATCTCCTCGTTCATAATCAGGAAGCATTCGCCAATCTGTCAGACTGATTTTATAGTCTCTTTGTGCTCGAAAGATTTCCATCACATTCGGAACATAATCAGGAACACTATCTTCAAAGATTGGTGAAGGATCTTGTTTCTCAATAATCACTTCCTTGTCATAAACAGTCCATTCAGAATCTTCATAAACAGCATACTGATCCTCTGAGAAGAAAGGAGGTTCCTCTTGAGTATATGTATCGGGAATTAAAAAACCATCATTTGTTGGATGTTTCTGAGCTTCGTAGGGTAGACCTGTCGAAATTGAATAGATGATCATATCAATACTTTATACAAAAATGAATAGCAATATTTCTAGGACGAGTTTCAGAACCAGCACCTGGTGAACCAGTTCCAAAAGAAAGATAGTCTGAAAGTCTCAATGTTGTTTTATCGTATCCAGTTGCTACCCATGAACCATCAAGGTCTCCATCACGCTGTCCCCACCAACTTGCGCCACGAATATTTGTGTTATAACTTTCATGTCGATGAGCTTGATAAGACATGCCTTGGTAAGTAGCCATACCTCTTCCACTATCCGCACCACGACCAGCATCCCAACCACGAAGAAACTCACCACGAAGATCAGGTATTCGAAAATTTGAACTACCTGATCCTCCCCAAGTTGTGCCAATTGCTTGATATAAATCAAGAAAGATTTTATCTTCTACAGCATTCAACGTTGCGCCATCGCAACGAAGAAAACCGTGAGGAATTGAAGAGTGAGCAAATGGAATAATTGCTCCAGCAAAAATGTCACCAAGAACACTCATAATATATTCTCAATTAAAATGCTACAGGAGCTAAAGAAGGATATTCAGTTGAATGAGGCATCGCCAATTGGTAATTATCACCACAACCACTAATTAAAAGCTGACCATCACTTGTAAGAACGTGAAGATTCATATATCGTTCATGTCCAACAAAAATAGCATCTACAATAAATTTATCACAAATAGCTTCAGTCAATCTAGTTTTGTTACTTTGGTCACCGACTCCTAATTGACCGTAACCATTATATCCACAAGCATACACTCGTCCTTGGTCTGTAAGAACACCAAATACATTATGTCCATTTTGACCGTTACAGAAAATCTTGATTGGAAGTTCACCATTTTTAAACATACTCATATCTACTTCTGTCCACGAGGCTCGGGCAGAAGTATCACCAACACCAAGATTTCCAACTCCATTATATCCAGTAGAGTATAATTTATTATCAGTCTTATAAATGTAAGATGCGGGATAATCATAGTAAGTATCATGGCAGAATAGCTCAACATCATCAGTAGAAGGAACTGGAATTCGTGAAGAAGAATTGACTGTAGAACTTCCGCTATTCACACCAATACCATGAGAACCGTATCGATCTCCACCCCATACATGAAGAGACTTATCAGCAAGACGGCAGAATGAACTATGCGGTCCAGCCCAAATATCTGTGACCACTTGATTTGTGATTGATCCGCTGTTCAGATGAAATGGTGTGGCAGCATTTGTCGATGAGTTATTTCCTAATTGATAATCACCATTATAACCCCATACATGTAATCTTCCTGTACTATCAATTGAAAGTCCATGTGTGTATTCTGCTCGTCCTAAACGAACTTTTTCTACAGTCACACCTTCTGAAGTTTTTAGATTATCAAAATATGCAGACTTAACAAACCAGGAACTTTCTGATGTATCACCACGACCAAGCTGGCCATGAGCATTATAACCTGTCATATAAAGAAGACCGTTCACACCAATAACTGCCATACAGTTATTGTTTTGTGAACCACAAGGAACTTGAACATCTACTACTTTTGTTGCTCCTGGATTTCCATCATACAATGGATTCGCACCGTCATTGCGTTTCATTACATTTTTTGGCATGTAGTTGTTACTATTTGTACCACAAACACCATTTTGATTTTCACCCCAAGTCCAAAGGTCTCCATTTTTGTCGATCAAAGCAAAACCATACTGATGTGATTTAACAAGCATTGGAGTATTATCAACAGCATGATACGCAATTCCTGGAAATCCAAGAGGGAAAGGCATACGATGTGTTTTTGGGCGGCTAGAATTATTTGTTCCTAGCCCAAGACCATAATGACCACCATGCCCCCAGCATCTTACTGAATCATCTTCCATCATACAAAATTGTTCATATCCGTTCATTGGAACACCTTCAAATCGCAATAAACTTTTAACACGATTTGAGCTTGTTGTATATGGTGTAACCCATTCAGGCATATTTGTATCAGCATTGATTGAAAGAACTTCTCCTTCATCACCAATTGGCAATCGACGTAGTTGATAGCCATCATGATAAATCAAATCTCCTGGTGTTGTTGCGACATCACGGGTTCCTTGAGCAAAGGTATCCCATTCAGTTACATCGAAAGCACCTGATGTTGATTGTGCCACCTTACAGATGAATGTATCAGCACCATTGCTCACAACATCCTGTTCATGATATGTAAGATTGGTGTCGAACTCACCTTTCCAAGTGATGGCTACTTTTCCTAAAATTACGTTTGCCATGGTTTTCTATTCCTTTTTTAATATTAGAAAATTATTTTACTAGGTACATGAATGTCCACATCATGAAGTTGACCATTCACACCTGCGTAACCTGCGCCTGAGGCGAAAACATCACCTTTATCTGTAAGAACATGAAAAGACCAATAAGGTTGCCAGGTTCCTCCATAATTATGATATATGTATCCGGTATGAGTTGCTTCAACAATTTTATCGTTACCTACAGGATAATAAGCATTATCATATCCAACATAATCATCATTTGCAGGTTCGCCTACCCGTGTGGAACTAGCATGTCCTAATCCTCGCCAACCTTCGTAATTACAACCTGTTGTCCACACACGACCATCTTTTGTCAAGGCATATCCCATTGAATTAAGATTTGACTTATACCAAGTGAATTCCTTAATATTATCATTCCAATATGTGTTGTCGAGTTCATAGATAGGATTTGTATCCCAATCAACAGGTCCAGTTGGTGTGCAGTGGTTGCCCGGCCAAGGCGCTTGTCCCCAGCGATTTGGTCCACGATAAATCCAACGACCATCTTTTGTTCTTGCTATTGCCATTGGCCAAGCACCATTACCAAACCAAATATTACTAATATTTTGTCCTGTTTTATAAGACTCATTATGAATGGAATGTGACCAACTTGCTCCAGGTGAACCCCAACTTTCACCATCATGGGAGTCACTTCTGTGATAGAAATCACCATTCTTAAATAGTATTCCTACCATAGCATAATAGTTATTATTGCTTGTATGGCGATAACAACCAACAGCGGAAAACTCATGAACTTTGTCAGGTAAGAACAAAACTCTATTAAATTCAGTTGTAGAATAACCTAAGAAATTTGCCTTAGAATGTCCTACGGTCCATAAGTTATCATCTTCATCAATCATACCAGTTACGTAATATCCATCTGAAGAAATTTTCTTGATTGGATGTTCGGCTGTGAATGGTATAAGTGCGGCTTGGTATCTTGTTCCACCACCTCGTCCTTGAATACCATGAGGATTATCTTGCCCCCAGGAATATACTTTTCCAGATTCAGTTAAAGCGAAGTAAGTATCATAACCCCATTTTCCAATTTCAGCAAAGCAAAAAACATCTTTAACTTTTTCATTACCAATTGGAGTTCTTTCATTCAGATTGACCATTTGTCTTTGATGGCCTTGATCTTCATTTTTTGTTGCGCCACCATAATGAAATTGATGACCTGCTCCCCAAAGTTGACCATCACGGTCTATACAATGAATGGAAACATGTCTCGTCATTGTTTTTACAATTGGAGGTGTTCCTTTTGGGAAATTAATTCGTGTTGGTGTATAATCACCAGTGGCGGTAGTATTATCTTTGGGACCCTGCCCTGTCAAATTATAAGAATTATTCCACCCCAAAGAACGAACAGAACCATCCCACATAACATAAGATATATAGTGGTGATTATGCCAGAAATTACCACAACCACCCATAAATCCATAATCAGATGATTTAGGTATAGATGAGAGTGCTTTGACTTTAGTTCCATTACGGTCATAGGGATGTTCAAAATTTACTTCACCGTTGCGAACATATAAAAATTCTCCGGGAAATCCAGAAACAACAGTAGAATCACCACCAACAATAATTTCACCTTTTGAAATTGCTTCGACTTGACCTCTGGCAAAAATCTTAAATGATTGTGTATCTCGTTCATAAGCAAAGGCCGCACCATCTTTATAGACAACATCTTTGTCTTCATAATCAATTGATTCAGAATAGGGACCTCGCCAACGATATCCTAATTTTTTGTAATCTATATGCATTTTTTATACTACCATTACTAGGTTATTGTTAATGAGTTGAAAACTTGCTGCTCCGACCATCCAATTTTCTTCTTCTTGTAGACTAACTTGATCAGCCGCTTCAGCAGTATACCATTCGAGTTCTGAATCACCTGATAAAAGCGATAGACGATAGAATTGTGAAGGTGTTGAACTTCCACCAGAACCCGCACCAATCACACTAGGTCCAAGAGTAACATTATCAAGAACTGTTGTGCCTCCAGACTCACTTAGAATACTATCTCCACCACTGCTTTGAATTGTATCGGCATCAGGTAACGAAATCAGAGGTAATAAGTCATTTCGTATATCAGCAAGTGAATTATAGATATAATCAAGATTGTTCCAAGTCTGAGAACCATCACCAATCTTTACTTTGCCGGTGTCTGTTTCAAAACCGAATTCTCCGGGGTTTAGAATCGGATCGTGATTTACCCAATCATTTGATGGACCCCTTCTTACTTGAATTAAACTAGCCATGTTATAACTATCTCCTTTTGTATTTGTTAGCTATGGTCTTGAACTACAGTACCACCATCAATATTTAATAATTCACTTGCGAATACAGAATCAGGCTTACCACCATCAACATATCCGAAATAAGCATCTGAATAACCTATAGCTCCGGTTTCAATTGGGTTTGAAAAACGAAAACCACCCAAACCATCTGCTGTTAATACTTGATTTTCATTTGCTGTATCTACATTTGTTAAATTCGCTATCTGATTCATCATGAAATTTAGATAAGTATTCGCTGAAATCGTTTCTGCAGTTAGCTTATCAGTGACAGTAATATTTTGTCTTGTGACAGAAAGCCGACCATCCGCAGTAATGAGGTCGCCGGATGGACCAGTAATTTTACCCACAATATGAATACCCGCATTTGCGGTCAACTCTTGTAAACTGTCTACTTTAAGTATACTAGCCATGAAATTATCTTTTTATAAGTGATGATTATTATTTTGTATTTAGCTTCTTTTATTTTCTCAAACGATTGTTAAAGTTCCTTTTAACGTAATGATTCCATCAAGTGTTATTGGTCCAACCATCATTGCATTTTCATCTTCACTGATATGCATATCACTTCGAATTTTGTTTGGTGTTGAAAACATTGGATGAAATGCTTTTTCTGTTTTTGAATTATGTGCTGAACTGCGGAATCCATGAGCAATAATTTCAATAACAATCACATCATCTTGCTCTCTTTCACTCATAGTTATTGTCTTATTTATGTAATCAATATCAAAATCAGTCTCTGAAATACGAAGACCATTTAGATAAACATTGATTCTTTCACCACCAGTTATTGACATCTTCAATTGAAATAATGTTTGACCTTGAGCCGCTGTAAATGTTTCTCTTGAATAAGAGGATCTGGCTAAATCTGTCACACCATTTGTGCCATACAAATCAACAGTATCACCAACTTCAGGTGGTTGAACAAATTCAATAAAATTACCATTCGGATCAATAAGATAATCTTCAGTCTCTTTGAGCTTGATACCATTCATAAAAACAAGAACAGCATTACTTTCATATTGAATACCAAATGCTCTTCTTGTTCCATCTCCACTGTATACTTTATGTTCTTGTAACCTCTCAACAGAAGGTTGATTTCCAATAAACGGCATGTTATGATCCTGTTAAAGTTGCTACTTGGTCTTCAAGAGCTTGAAGTCGGTCTAAAATATTTGCGAAATCTGCAACATCAATACCTGCGATTTTACCACCAACAATATGAACATCTGTTCTTTCAAGAATATTACTGATTGGTAAATTATAACCAATGATTTCAATTTGGTCTGTTGGTGCGATTGTCAATGTAGTTGTAGCTATACGAACATCTACTCCGTTTTCTGCTACATAAGTATCTGCCATCAAATAAGTTCCGTTGACAATAACAGATACATTACCTGGAGAATATCTCACATAGAAGGTGCTGAAGCCCGCATTTGTGGTTGTGTCCGCATTTGACCCTAAGAGTTTTTGATGGTCAATTGTTGATGTGGGAAGTATTGTTTTGTGAGTGTTTCCAATAAAAGGCATATTAGAATAAAAGTAGTTTGTTAACGTAACTTACATGATTTCGACGATTATCACTATAAGGTGAGTAGTCTTCATGAACCCAACCATAATCATTGCGATAGATTCCTAAGTAAGCACCATTTTGCGGTGCTGCCCAAGCATATTTTGGAGCGTTATATGATTCATTGAACCATAAAACTTTGTCAGCATTTTTGACAACATTACCATAAGTGTAGAGAAATATCCAATTTTTCTTTTCATTACTTTGAAATAGATGGTCATTTAGATTATTTTGACCACTCGCATTAACGTGCGGCCAATGTGCAATCATATCAATTACTTTACCATAATGAAGACTATCAATACCACCAATTGTCATCAAAACCCAACCTGCTCTTGGTGTTTCTGGATCAAGCATTTCTGGCACATATAAATGAGCGCCTCCAATCCAAAAGCCTGGCATGTGTAAACTACCTGAACCTGCTGACCGTATTGCTATATGAATTTCTTGAAGTTTCTTTGTTGTCTGTGGTGGAACAAATTGCTGATTTTGATCATTCTCAGCACGAACACCAGGACCCAAAGTTGTATTGTCCATTTCATAACCAAGAAATATATTCGCATCATTTGCATCATAAACTGCTTCTACATCATGCGAAGTACTTGAAGTTCCCTTGAGAGCAGACATTGGAATTACTGAGTCTGGTATAGTTCCTTCATAGAAATCAAGTTTAGTTAACGCAATTGAGTTATTCGCAATCTTTGATTTTTCAAATGAAAGTTCAATTGAATCAGTAGGTATATTGACTTTTTCAAAATCAATTGAACCATCGGGTATCACTACGGCATCAATTGAAATTGATTGATTTGGTATGTTAATCTTGCTTAGTTCAATCGCATTGTTTGCTATGGTAAGTAATGAATAATCAATTGAATTGTTTGCAATTTCGATATGATCTAATGTAAAACTTTTATGAGGTATGTCTAACTTATCAAATGTAATTTCATTATTCGCAATTGATATTCGGTCATAATCAATTGATGCCTCAGGTATGATAATATGATCTAATGTAAAGCTTTGAGATGGAATATTGATTCGATCGAGTTCAATCTCATTTTCATTGATTGTAATTTTATCATAAGGTACAGGTGCTAAACGATTAGGTAAGATTGAAAAGAGAGGAACTGTAAGTTTAGCAAAGGGAATTTGACCATCGTTAACTGTTACTTTGCTGTAGGGAATTTGTGTCATCTTATCGGGTGTGACAAATCCCGCAGGCATCTCTTCTAATTTTGAGAATTTTAACGCACCATCTGGTATATCAAGTTTCGAATATGGTATTGAACCATCTTCGAATGAACTGAATCTTGTGTGAACATTGCCGGACACGGCATCCAGAAGTGAAGCACCTTCAGATGAGAGTAGGGGTGCCTTTAGACGAATTCCCTCAGAACCTTCAGGAGCTTGTATTTCATCTACAATTAGAACACCGGCCATTTATTCCTCAATATAAATTTTACTTGTTTACCAAATAACATGTTAACTTCCTTCCAGGGCAGTAACTCGATTTTGTAAATCTTCAATCATTTGTCGAAGTTCAGATAAAGGATCGATACCACCAGCTGTCTTACCATCATGAATACGAATTTCACCGGTTGGTTCATGGTCTTCATTTGTGACCATAGAAATCACTCCTTTTTCGCCAGTATATGTTTCATGGTCAGAGGAGGTTCCTCGAAGGTGTTTGATTATATTTCCCATAGTGTCTTTTATAATTGTTGAATTTACTTATTATTTATCTATTGAGAAATGTATACAATCACTGTAGCAGCAAAAACGAAAAGGTATGAAAAGACAAACACACTGATTACTTTTGGATGAAAAAGTTCTTTGCGTGTGAATAAACTCTGAAAGAGTCGATAGTCATTCCAGAGTTTATTTTTGATACTCATGATGATAGGTAAATAAAGTTTAATTGATGGTAATTACCAAGGTAGAGTTGTGAACTACCATTGGTATATAGACCCATAGCAAATGTATCACCAACTTCTCCTTCTAAAAGCCAATTACCTGTAAGTGTTTCATAATTGCGAGTAGCCTGGTGTAAACCATGACACCATTGAGAGGAAGGATACCAAGTACCATTTCTGTATGGTTTGAAATAAGCATAATTATCAACAACGCCAGCTGTGTTTATAAAAAGTGAACAGAGGCAAAGATATTTTCCAGACAATGGTACTGTATAATCTCCTGTGCTAATATTATATCCATTATGTGTGTCTATTACAATTTCTTGTAGTTTAATCCGAGTACCTGCGTGAGTTGTATGTGCGGAGCCATTATGCCGAACAGCAAGTATTGGACGATTGAATTCTTCAAAATGTTCAGAAGTTGCCTTTGCGATAGTCGACATATCATGATTGAATTTCAATTCACCACTGTCTGACTTGATTGAGTAGTTGTTTGGAAATTCAATTCCTGATGAACCATGAATTTTGATCATACCGGCTCCTCTGGCCAAGTGACGTTTTCTGGATCTTGTTCTGTAATATCTCGAAGTGCCTGACGATACTCAAGCCATGCTGCTTGGTCATCACCGGGATAATCAATTGTGGCACGCCAATCTGTTGCCGTCAATCGACGGTCTCTTTCTTCTCTCAATAGTCGAAGTGGTTCGGCTGCTTCGAGTTCAGCAATCTTGTTTTGAATTTCTTTTTCACTTGGCTTAGTTATATCTCCTTCCCAAAAAATTTCACCATCTCGAACTGTGAAAACTGCGCCAGGGCGTAACTCAACTAAGGCTTCTGGTAAAAAGTTATGTTTTATCATTGTTGAAATACCATTCCATATACTTGAATATTTTGACCACCACCACCTTCTGTAGCACGAACAATTCCACCATCACCTGACCTAAAAATTGGCGTAAGAGTGAAGGGATTTGAATAGTCAGTGATTGACCAATCTGCTGGTGTATAAACATATGAATAAGAAAGAGAACATGGATGAGCAGTAGCTGAAATCTCTGAACCAAAGAAAGCAAGACCCTGAGAACTATCAGAAAAATTAGTAATGCTTCCGTCTGAATTTAACAAACCCCAGGAGTAAAAAGACATGTTGCTACTACTACCACTATGCTTATTTGGTCCTCCACCTGAGATATTGACTAAAACTTTATTTGTTGAATTTAAGGTAAATGACAATCGAAGTGAGGAATTGATTTCAACAAAATTTTGGCTGCTTGTCGATATATCGCCACCCGAATACATTTCATGTTTTAGCTGAATCACATGCCCAGCAGGAAATGAAACATTGCCTGTCAATGCTCCATTTGACATCATCACATTGTCTTCTAAGTCCCGTATCTCTTTGATTCGCAAAGCACTAGGCATTTGGTACCTCCGGCCAGTTTACATTGGTCAATTGTCCATTCTCATCCAATTGAGGATCACTGTTTGATGGCAAGTCTCTCAACGCTTGACAATATTCATACCATTCTTGTTTTGGTTCTTGGTCAATACGAAATCTCCAATCTGTTTCAGCAAGTAGCCGATTGCGTTCTTCTTTTAATAGTCGCATTGGTTCGGCTGCTTGGAGTTCTGCGAATTTTTCTGAAACTTCAGACCAAGTAATTGACCATTCGTTTGGATTTTTACTTCTATTTTGTGTAAATCCCTTATTAAATTCTGTTTCAGTTAATCCGTTCCCTCGGAGAGTCCAGTTTTTTACCTTTAAACTCTCCAGCACATCAATTATCGTAATCATACTTTAATCTCCTGCACGACTAATGTACTATATCCTGCCCCGTCATACGGGTTATTGACAACTACTGTGCCAGATGAACTGACAGATTGAAATTCGACATTAAAAGTATAGGTCGCCCCTGACGATAATAAACCTGTTTGGTATGCCATTGAAACTGGCATTCTTATATCAGTTACGCTATAACCTACGTCTCTAGCTAGAGGATAATGCGTTGTAGAACCACCTAAAGTTTGAGCTAGCCTAAAATAAGCTCTTGCAGAGGTCGAAGCTGTTGCAAACCCTGAAAAAAAAACCATCACCAAAACCTTATTATTACCAATCATTGTAATATCAATTCCGGTAAATGGTGTAACATAAGTTGTAGTATCGGTGCTTGTTACAATACCATCAATTTCAACAAAAGTTTGAATCACATGCCCAGCAGGAAACGTAACATTCTCTGTCAATGCTCCATCCGACATCACCACCTGATCGTTCAACAGTCTTAGTTCATCTGTTTTAATTATACTTGTTGCCATTATACCACTGTCCAAACTGAGTTAGCAGGCACTGTAACAATCACACCATCTGCGATTGTGATCGGTCCCGCACTGAGAGCATTTTTGCCATCAGTGATTGTATAAGATTCTGTTAGAATGTTACTGTTCTCATAGAACATATCTGCCTTCGCACCAGCATCTAAGTTGAGTCCTGATGTGTTCACAGCAGCAATCGGAATGCCATTTGCTGTGAGTGAGAGTGATTCGAGTGAGATTGAATTTGCAGTTATATTTATTGCTTCAATGGGTATTGAGTCTTCAGAAATATTCACTACAGCAATTGGAATACCATTTGCTGTCAACGCTAAAGCACTGATTGGTATTGAAGCATCTGCCACATCAATTACATCAATGGGTAATGAGTTTGATGTGAGATTTAGTTTCTCAGGACCAAGTGAATTATCAAGCACTTGAACAACTTCAGTACGATATTCAAACAACATAATATCATCTTTGACCGCTGGTGTATTCAGCAGCACAGAATAACCATCACTTGCTAAGTAATCTTCTTCAGCCAGTCTTACACCATTACGAAAGACCGAAATGTATCCTGGCTGATAACCTTG